CCAATGGCGCATGGGCGTTCAACGTCCACTACCTGCTAGACGGCATCAAGGCGTTTAAGCCCGCAGAAGCCATCACGCTGCACGCCAATACGGCAACCACTCCCGTCGTGTTGACACCTAGTGGCGTGGACGGTGTAACTTATCTAGTAATGCCTGTGCAAGTCCGCAACTAATACGTGGCAAAGAAGAGCACCAAGGATGAGATTCAGAACCGCGTCAACGTGGTTTATGACCTCATCCTGCGTGCTCATAGCCACCATCAGATCGTTCAACACGGTTCCGAGCTGTGGGGCGTCAGCGAGCGCCAAGTGCGCGATTACATGGCGGAAGCGCGCAAGCTGATTGCCCTTGACTCAGAGCTAGAGCGCCCGCAATGGCTGCAAGCCGCACTAGCAAGGTTGCAGGATTACGAGCGTGAAGCACGCGCTAAGGGAAACCTCAGCATTGCAATCAAGGCCCTAGAAGATCAAGCCAAGCTGTTGCGGTTTGAGATGTCATGAGCTTGCTTGCCGGCATCTGCCAACCCGGCAGCTTGCTTGGGTTTATGGATGTCGCCACGCAAGAGGACACGGGCGATCTGCTACAACGCATCCGCGCCGATCTGCACCCTGGGCAGCTTGCGTTTGTAGATGACAGCGACACGCAGATCCTTGGCATCTCAGCCGGTTATGGCGCCGGCAAGACCCGTGCGCTGTGCGCTAAGGCGGTGATGCTGGCCGCGGCCAATCAAGGTTTCATCGGTGCAGTGATGGAGCCCACTGGCCCTCTAATCCGCGACATTTGGCAGAACGACTTCGAGAACTTCCTAGAGGCGTATGAGATCCCCTACACCTTCAGGGCAAGCCCGCTGCCTGAGTACATGTTGCACCTGCCAGGCGGTGATACCAAGATCCTGTGCCGCAGCTTTGAGAACTGGTCACGCATCATCGGCTTGAACCTTGCTTGGGTGCTCGCCGATGAGATCGACACGGTGACGCCATCTATTGCCAACAAGGCATTTCCCAAGATCCTTGGCCGCTTGCGGTCCGGCAACGTGCGGCAGTTTGGCGCTGCATCCACGCCGGAGGGTTTCCGCTGGATGTGGAACACCTTCGGCAGTGAGGATGCCAAAGGGCGTGCGGATCGCAAGCTGATCAAGATGCGGTCAGCGGATAACCCGCATCTGCCGCCGGACTTTATCGAGAGGCTAGAAGCCAACTACGACCCAAACCTGCTGCGGGCGTATCTGGATGGAGAGTTCGTCAACCTCACCACTGGCACCATCTACGACCGTTTCAGCCGCGACAAGCACGTGGTGGCTGAGCTGCCAAGCCTAGACCGCGAGCCGCTACGCATCGGCGTTGATTTCAACGTTGGCAACATGTCTGCCGTGATCGGCGTCCGCACCGGCAGCAGCCTGCTAGTAATTGATGAGATCAGCGGCGCCCATGACACCGACGCATTGGCGCAAGAGATCCAAGCGCGTTACCCGCAGCGGCGTATCTACATCTACCCAGATGCCAGCGGCGGCAACCGCAGCACCAACGCAAGCCAGACCGATATCCAGATCCTGGAGTCCTACGGCATGTCAAACCAGTCACCACGCGCAAATCCTCCCGTCCGTGATCGCGTGGCTGCTGTTCAGGCTTTGCTGGAAAACGGCAAGGGTCAGGTCAGACTCACCATCCACCAGCGCTGCAAGCGGCTGATCGAATGCCTAGAGCTGCAGTGCTACACCGACAAGGGCGACCCGGACAAGGATGCCGGCCATGACCACATGAACGACGCGCTCGGCTACTTGGTCTGGCGTGAGTTCAACCCATTGCACGCAGGTGCTGGGCGCACGACCGGCGTGCGGATTTATTGAGCAAGGTTGCCAAGGGCTGCCGATGGTGTACAGTATGAGGACTCCAAACCGAGAGACATGGGCTACACCGCAATCTGCACCGATGACAGCATCACCACTTGCGACTGCTGCGGGCGCACCAACCTGAAAGCCACAGTGCTGATGCAGTCTGATCTTGGCGAGCTTGTGCACTTCGGTTGCACTTGCGCCGCGCGCAACACCGGCAAAAGCAGCCAGCAGATCACCAAGGAGATCCGTGTTGAGCGCGATGCTGCTTTTGGTCGTGCCAGCAACCAACTGATGGATCTGCGCCGCACCGGCACCCGGATCACCCGTGATCTGATCCGCGAAGTGGCGGCCACGTTCCGCGCCGATGCAACCCTGCTCATTCGGCAATGGGCGTGATCTGCGCTGATTGCGGCGGTCCTATCGGCCAAGACAAAGGACCGCCAGATGGATGGCAACTTGAAAACGACAAAACTGTATGCCACGCCTGCTGCGTCGCGGACTTTTGCAAACTGGTCGATACTGCACTTTTGTTAAGCGATGAGTTCAGGTAAAACTATGAGATTTTTAAGAGCTTTCATCCGCAGCGCAGCGCTAGTTATTTGGTTTTTCATTGGGGTCATGGCAGTGCATTTCATTGCCGCCGCAGGCTTTGCCTTAGGCGGACCACTACTAGCGCTTTCTATTTACCTATTCTTCATTGCGGTATTTCTGGGCGGCTTGATGGTTGCAGCGGACGTTGATTGAGCTACACTCCATCAGTCCAACCATTACCTCTACCCATGCTCAAGGGTGCTGAACTACTCGCCAAGGTCAAAGAACTGGGCAATGCGCCTAAGTCCGAACTGGTGCGCGCTTGCGGCTACGTGATCAAGGATCGCGTGGCATTCACGCAGTTCTATGAAGCGCTGCTGGAAGCCAAAGGCGTTGACCTAGGCAGCAAGACAGCAAAGCGCGGCCGCGGCCTGACCTACAAGGCAAAGGTGCAATTCAACGGCAAGCTGCAGATTGGTGATGGCTACCTGCGCGAGATGGGATGCGAGCCCGGCGCTGAGTTTGACATCAAGATTGGCCGCAATAGCATCACGCTGACTGCTGCTTAAACTGCATTCATGACTGCGGCGCTGTAATGTACACCGGCTTTAACAACTACGACCGGCCTATTGCGCAGCGCCGCGTTACTCGCGTGCAAGATGCCAATACAGCGTGGTATGCACAAGAGCCGCATTGGATCCTGATCGAAGATCTGCTGCAAGGCACCTATGGGATGCGCCGCAAGCATCGCCGTTACCTGCCGCAGGAGCCGCGTGAGCTAGACGAGTCCTACGACAACCGCTTAGCGCGCAGCGTGGTGTCGCCGTATTACCAGCGGCTAGAGCGGATGCTGGCTGGCATGTTGACGCGCAAGCCAGTGCGGCTTGATGACACAGCAGATGTCATCCGTGAGCAGTTATTTGATGTTGACCTGCAAGGCGATGATTTAAATGTCTGGACCTACGAAACCACGCGCAAGATGGTCCGTTATGGCCACGTTGGTGTACTGGTGGATGCACCTGCTAATGGGGGTAGACCCTACTGGGTGACGTACACACCACGGCAGATTCTTGGTTGGCGCGCTGAGCAGCAGGAAGGCCGGCAGGTGTTAACGCAACTGCGACTTGCAGAGACGGTCACCGTGCCCGATGGTGAGTTCGGCGAGAAAGCAGTGGAGCAAGTGCGCGTGCTGACGCCAGGTGAATTCCAGCTGCACCAGAAACAAGACAACGGCGACTTTAAGGTTGTCGACGAGGGCCGCACAAGCCTTTCTGAGATTCCTTTCTCAGTTGCTTATGCGCAGCGACATGGCTTCATGGAGTCACGGCCGCCACTGGAAGACATCGCTGAGCTGAACCTCAAGGCGTATCAGATCCAGAGCGACCTAGACAACCAACTCCACATCAGCGCTGTGCCGATGCTGGCGTTCTATGGCTTCCCATCTGCAGCAGAGGAAGTCAGCGCTGGACCTGGCGAGGCGATCGCATTCCCTGCTGATGGCCGCGCTGAATACATCGAACCCGCTGGCCGCAGCTTTGATTATCAGTTCCGCAGGCTTGAGCAGCTTGCACTGCAGATCAATGAGCTAGGTCTGTCGGCAGTGCTGGGCCAGAAGCTATCTGCTGAAACTGCTGAGGCAAAGCGCATTGATCGCAGCCAAGGCGACAGCACCATGATGGTCATTGCACAGAACGTGCAGGATATGATCGACAACTGCTTGCAATTTCATGCGCAGTACATCGGCAACAACACATCACCTGGCAGCAGTTATGTCAACCGCGACTTCCTCGGCACACGCCTTGAACCGCAGGAGATTCAAGCGCTGCTGCAACTTTACACCGCAGGCACCATCACGCAAGAAACCTTACTGCGTGAGCTTGCCGAAGGCGATGTACTAGGTGACGACTTTAACGTGGATGAGGAGCTTGAAGCTACGGCCAATGCGGGGCTTGATCTACAACCTGCTGGACTGGGTGACCGACCGCTTAGTGGACCTGATGATCTGGATGGAACCGAGGAAACCGAGGAGGCAAGAGCTTGATTATCACGTCAGCGCCTTGCCGGAACAGGTCTTAGCCATCGTGCGCATCAGCTGGTACAAGGAAGGCAAACCAGATGAAATTGACGAAACAATCCTGTACGAAGACGGGCAAAACGGTTACGACGCATTCGCTGCATTAGTCACCACTGCATTGAACCGCGGCGCTAATGTCAGCATCCGCAGCGGCTATGCACCAGAAGATCTTGGCATTGAACGATGAGCACACCAGAAGCGCTATACCGCAATGCAATAGACCTCAACCGCTACAGCAATAGCGTTGCGCGGCGCGTCATCAATGCTTACAACGACATCATCATTGATGCGGTCAATCAACTGCGCACCATTGATGAGCTGTCGGCGCCAGTCAAGGCAGCACGGCTGCGGGCGATCCTTGCTCAACTAAAAGACAGCCTGGCAACATGGGCAGGTGATGCAACTGAGCTGACTGCATTAGAGCTGCAAGGCATTGCAGAGCTGCAGTCGGAGTTTGTGGCCGATCAACTGCGGCGTGCGTTGCCAGCAGGTGCACGTGATGCGGTGCGCACCGTAGAGATCAGCCCGCAATTTG